TTCCTCGAGTACCGCTGGAAGGGGCAGGACGCCTACCCCCTGCTGTGGCAGGCCATGGAAAAGCCCGAGGTCTATGAGCAGGATATCGTCAAGTGGGAGATCATGAAATACTTTGGGGCCTTTGTGTCCGAGTCTTCGGTGCACGCCTCTGAATACATGCCGTACTTTCGGCGCACGCCGGAACTCATTGACCGCCACACCCACGAGCGCATGTGGGGCGTGCCGCGCAAGGGCATCTCGCCCGAAGAGCGCTGGGCCATCAACATGGCCCGCCGCGCCGAGCAGGACGCCGAACTGCATCGCTTGGCTGCCAGCGACCAGGAGATCGCCATCGACCGCTCCAACGAGTAGTGTCATTGACTCGACCAGGGCACGGGCATCCTCAGATTCGGCGTGGCTAGCCACGCCTGTTGAGGGCTCCTACTCGTCCTCGGTCTCGATTGGGCCCGTCGGCGATGCTACATCGCCAGCGCCGACGATCTCGCTCGCGAGATGGTCGGCGCGGCATGGAATGCCGATGCGTCATGGCGTCCACGACGTACTGCTCGGTACTAAGGATCTCCACCGTATCGGGCTGGATCAGCACCCGCCCCTGCACCAGACGCCACGGCACCCTCTCGCGCTGTGCCCTGCCACGCAGGCCCAGGATGGCCCAGACGAACACATAGAACGGATCGGACGGGTACACCGGCGTATTATCGGAGCTCTCCCACATCTCCAGGCGGTAAGCGAGCGCGGCGTGTCCATCGTGACGGCAGGGCAACTCGGGCAGTTCGCGCGTCCCGCACATGATCTCGGTCATCGTCGCTTCCATGAATCCTCCTTGGTGAGCAACTTCGCTTGAGTATCTGTCAGGCCGCCCGCTGTTGGGCGGCCTGGTAGGAACCCTTGATCCCGACGTAGATGGCGAAGGACAACCTTGTCACGGCATCCCGCTGGCCGCTCCTGATACGCACACGGGAGCGCGTGAGCAGGGCATCCAGCTCCCGAGCGGAGCGGGGCAGCTCGATCCACATGTCGTGGTACTCGTATGTCTGGCACACCAGCTTGGGCCGGGTCCACTCGCCGGTGTAGGGCGAGTCCTGCGGCTCGTAACGAAAGTCGAGCACGACGGGGATGCTGGCCCCGGCGCTCGTCCGAACGACCACACGGCGCGCGTCCTCGTCCTTGAGGATGCGGCGGACAGTGGCCCGCGTCGCCTTTTCGACCAGGGGGTCGCGCCGTTCCCAGCCCTTGGCCCCCATGAAAAAGTCGTCAATGTCAATGTCAATGTCGGGCTGACGTGATGGCGCTGCGCTCTTGGTGTCCATTAGGTTGTCTCCTTGTCGCTTGGCTTACTGTCCCGCCTCTATGACTAGTATAGCATACGGCTCGGTCTTTGTCAAGATGTTTTGAGGGCAATTTGGGGCAATTTAGAAAACTCGTTTTGGGGCCGGGGCGAATAAAGTTGCCTCATGTTAAGAGTATCTCTTAACATGAGGCAACTTTATTCTGTCCCACTATGTCAAGGCAGGCGGCTGCAAGCGGCTACGCTTGGCGCCTCCGCAGATCGCGGGCGCCGTGGATCAGCTGGCCCTGGACGATAGCGGCGCCAGCCACGGCCACCGCGCCCTCGACCCAGGCCCGCCAGCCCTCGGGCTGGCTCGCGTACAGAAACACGATCTGCAGGGCCCAGGCGCCGACCGCGAATAGCGAGGTGAGCGCAAAGGCGCACCACCGCTTGTACTCGGGCGGCAGGGCCGACAGGCGCGGCACGTGCCCCATAATCCAGTAGGCGACGACCGCCGCGCCGGTGGTCGTCATGACAACGAGCAGGTCCCGCAACGTCACTTCGTTCATAGCACCCCTTTCAACTATCGCTCCCCTCAGACTCCAAGGGACTCATGTCCGCGATCAAAGCCTGGTCCAGGATCAAACTCCCCTTGAACACCGGATAAACCTTGCCAGCAGGGGATGCCACGCGGCAGGCGTGGGTGAACTGGCGCGACCCGCTAATCGGCAACCCCGCCGTGTCCTCGGGCGTGAACTCCATGTCGAAGGCGTTCTCGTGCTGCGTGATCGTGCCATCGTCCACGTCCTTGATGATCCGCGTCGGCGTATGGGCCTCATAGCGGATGTCCCAGCCGTCCAGGGGCAGCGGTTCACCGTCCGCTGTCAGTGTCACGGTGAGATGTCCCGTCGTGCCTTGCTCTAACGTGAGCACAAGCGTCATGGGCGCGGTCAGATCAACGGTGATTGTCGTCATGGCTCCACCTCCACCTCTATCGTCTCATGGCGTTGCACCGTAGCCCGTAGCCGCCCCCCGACGGCGACGCTCACTCCCAACGTCGTGGCGGTGATGCTCGCCTGTGGCATGCCTCCCGCCTCGATCCCCACACCTAGCGCGACACCCTCAACTGCGGCCAGCGGCGGGCGGCGCAGCTCTCGATAGACGAGCATCGCCAGCGCCAGCGCCGCGATCACGGGCAACGACAGCCCCTCGACGTGCTCTGCCGTGGCGCCAGATGTTGCAGCTAGGAGCCGCTGTAATGCGATCTCCGCCGAGGCCGCGCCTGCCACGCTCTCCGCGATCCCCCTCGCCGCGCCCAGCGTCACGGCCCCGGCCTGCTCCGCAGTGAGCGATATCGGCAGCGCGAGCGCCCGACCCAACGCCAGCGCCTCCTCCCAGTGTTGCACTATGTCCAGGAGCGCGGCGAGTAGCCCCAGGTCGCGGCCCAGGACTGCCGCCACGAACGCATCCGCCAGTCCGAGTGGATCGAGGCCCTGCGTCCGCTCCAGGGAGACCGTGGCCGCCCCGCTTGCCACCCCTCCCGATGTCTCCGCCTGGACACGACCGAGCGACACCGTCGGGGCCGAGCCTGCGAGCGCGTCCGCTAGGGCCCCCTGGACACGACCGAGTGAGGCCGCAGACGAAGCGTCTGTCACCCCGTCAAGAATCGCCCACAAGGAACGCCCCAGCGACACCGTCCCGACCTGTCCCGCCGTGAGTGTTGCCGGCAATGCCAGCGCCCGACTGAGCGATATGGCCTCCTCCCAGTGCTGCACTATAGCCAGTAGTTCAGCAAGTAGCCCCAGGTCGCGTGCTAGAACTACGGCCAGGAACGCATCCGCTAGTCCGAGTGCGGCGAGACCCTGCGAACGGCCCAAAGAGGCCGATCCCGCCGCGCTCGCCAGCGCGTCCCCTTGAGTCGCCTGGACACGACCGAGCGACACCGTCAGGGCGGCTTCCGTCAACGCGCTCGCCAGAAGGTCAAGAGTGCGGTCAAACGACAATGCGGGCGCCGCGTCGGTCGCCCCACCAGACAGCGCCGCCACAGAGCGACCCAGCACCAGGGATGGCTCTACCCCCAGCACTCCCGTACTGGCCGCATCCACGGAGCGTCCCAGCGTCGCCGTCCCGACCTGCTCCGACTGGCCGCCAGCACTTGCGCCCAGCCCCCGCGCCAGTGACAGGGATGGCTCAAGTCCCAGCAGGCCAGCACCTAACACCCCTAGCGACAGCGCCAGGCCCACCGACTCCTCATAGTTGTTGCCGGCAGCCAGCAACTCCGCCAGCAGCGCCAGCACCGCGCCCAGCGAGACTGCGCCCAGACTCCCCGCCATAGCCGACGGTGATGCGCCTTGCGCCCGACCGAGTGTGGCCGTGTCCACCGCCGCCACGGAGCCAGCCATTATCGCCGCCAGCGCCCGTCCCAGCGAGGCTACACCTGCGCCGCCTGCCGCAACGCCCGGTGATACTGCCTGCGCCCGCCCCAATGCCACCGAATCCTCATAGTGGTTGGGAGGCGGCGGCGCTAAGGCGATGGACATCGCACCCTTGAACGAGGCGCCGCCAGCGAGCCAGACGGTTGTGCCGTTGTATGTCCCTGCTGTGGCTTTCGTCCCCGTCGCAGCCCCGTGCCCGCCGCCCAGTCCAGCCGTATTGGTGTTATCGCCTCGCTCTGTAAGGCTTCCGAGTGAGGCGTTGGCCCAAGACGTAAACTCTGTTGTAACAGTGTTGTTGAGGCTGGAGGTGCAGATAAGGAAGACTAGGCACTCAGCGACCGTCGTCGTAGCTCCAGGAATCACTCCCGACTGATCGCTCGCTCCACCGTCGTTGCCCTCGGCGTAGACGTCCCAGGGGTCGCCCGAAGTCTTGACCCCTGCGAACAGATAAATACGTCCGGTGGTATGATCGCCTGAGTCAGCCACAGTCGGGGCTGTGTCCGAGCCAACACACCGCTTCCAGAATACGGCCAGTCGAGAGGCAGGGTTGACCGCTGGCGTACCCGCAGACTTGATCGCCTGGTCTCCAATCTCCACAAAGCCCTGCGCATTTGACAGCGAGATGGCCTGGTTCTCTGACTCACAGACCAGTATTGCTATATCATTCGCGACAGGGGCGTTCGGCGCGGTGGGGTACGGAGGCGTGATCGCGTCTATACTCGCCGTGAACGTCCCAGCTGCCTTGAAGGTCGGAAACGCCATACGCCTCCAAAAAGGGCGAGAATCGGATCTCGCCCTTCGATGAGCTTACGAGACTATGCCGCCGTAGCCGTGCAGGTGATCGTCACCGTGATGGTGTCGGGCGTCGTACCCGTGCGGTCAGCCGTGAACGCGCCACCGCCGTACAGTACGCCCGTCGTGCCGCCCTTGGTGTTGACACTGGTCACGAACGCCCCGCCCACCGTGTACGCGCCGTTCATGCTGAAGACCGCCTTGGCCGCGCTGTTATCCACGCTGCCACCCGACACCGTCCCCAGCGTGAGCGTCCGACGGGTGGCATCGCTGTAGACGGTGTTCTCCGTCCAGCCCGCGTGCGACGCCATCGTATCGCCAGGCTGAAAATCTGGCGTGCCGCCCGTCAAGCCCACGTACCACGCCGCCGTGTATCCCGACCCCTTGAGGTGCTTGTCCAGCGAGTCATTCAGCCCCGCCGTCACCACGAGGTTGTCGAACTCCTCGACCCACTTGAGGTTGCCGAACTGGTCGTGGCACTCGACCTGATAGTGCGTCGAGCGCGCCATGCCCATGCCCACCTCAGGGCTTGCGCCCCCGACGCCATCGAAGCACAGTCCCATCTGACCCGAAAGACGCTGATCCATACTGCCTCCTAATTCTTGCGCTCATACCAGGTGATATTGCCCCAATCGCCGTCCTTGCAGATCGCGCCGTACTTGCGGTCACGCCGCGCCGCATCACGGAACGCCTGGCAGACATAGCCAGGGAGATCGCGCACCTCGTCACTGGCAGGCAGCAGACCTTTGGCTGCCGCCGCCTTTTCCAGCGCCGCACTGGGGTTCAGCGGGATGATGCGCCGATCTAACACTTCCCACATCGCCCGTTCCAGATCGAGCGCCCCGCCCTGCGCTTTGCGGTGAGCCACGATGCGCTGCGACATACTCTTGATGATCGTGAACGACGGCCAGTTATAGTCCAGCCAAAGGAACGGCAGGACGCACGTCACTAGTGGATCGGCGCTGTACTCGGCATCCCGCATGGCGAGTTGCCGCATATACTCGGCCTCGTTTCCGTTGAGTTTGACGCGCCAGCCGTCGGTGGTTGGCCCACCCCCCAGGTCGATGCCGTGCTCCGTGATCCAGATCGGCGGGACGCGATAGCCAGCCGCCCGCAACGCCGCCACGCCGCGCTTGTAGGCCCCGACGTGCCAACGGTTCTTCTCTGTATCCAGCAGGGTCTCCATGCCGTACTCGTGCAGCACCAGGGCGTCGAGCACGTTGCACGCTGGGCCGAAAATGCGCCACTTGGCCTCGATGGTTGGCAACGGGTTGGCCTCGGGCCCAGCAGGGACCCCCGTCGAGAACACTGGCCCGCCGCACTGTAGCCCGCGCTGCTTCATCAACCGCGCCAGCTCGACGTAGAACTCGGTGATCCGCCGCATGGGGTCGAGGTCGTTGGCGCTGGGTACAGCGCCGTTGTTCGGGTCACCCGTGAACGGCTCACAGGGCCCGTGCCATAGCCTGATCCACGGACATCTGTCCCAACGCGGAACACAGAGGTTCCAGTATTCCCGCGCCCCAGCCGCGCCACGTTGGATCATCTGGAGATCGGGGCCGCCGTGGAACCACAGCCGCCCCATTGTCTGCACTCCCGGCCAGGGATCAGCGGTGAGTACGTCTGGGTCGATCAACAGCGCGTGCGTCATGCCGCCTTCGCGCACGTGGTCGATCACCCAGGAACCTGCTCCCCGCAGCTCGTTGCAGCTTTGCACCTGCACGCCTAGCTTGCTCACACGCCCCTCCTCCTCGATCAACGGTAACGGATCGACATACCCCTTGAATCCATTCTGCCAGTCAGTCGGCTTGGGCCTCACCCCAAAATGGAGGTGCGGCCCCGTGACGTTCCCAGTGTCGCCCGATAGCGCGATGCACTGCCCCGCCTTGACCACCACGCCGCCAGGCGCCGCATACGCCGACAGGTGCGCGTAGGTGGTGTCGCAGGCTACGCTTTCGACGCGACAATAACGCCCATACCCAGGCGAGTATGGCATCCAGCGCAGAATGCCGTCGTGAGACGCGTACACTGGCGCACCGACTACCGCTGCGAAATCAACGCCTTCGTGCCCTCCCGCATACCCCAGGGGGGCATAGACCTCCGGGCGTTCCCCGAATTGCTGCGTGATGCGCCACGGGCCCGGCCCCAGCGGATGTTTCACGCTATCCCCTCCAAGATCGGTTGCCCCTGCGCCTCTTGTACGCGGGACTGGCGTTGTCGGCGATCCGCAGCCGCACAAAGCCGTCGTATCCCAGGCAGCGCTCCCTGGGCAACCCTAGCGCCTCGTTGATCCCCCCGTATACGTCTCGCTCGAATACCCGCGAGAGCGTCGCCTCGTGATTGCCCTCCAGCCGCGCCAGCATGCGCCCCGCCGCCGGTCGCACAATCTCGGCGTAGCGTTGCGTCTCGGCCCTCGCCAGGTCCACCAGGTCGCCAATCGACACCCATGATGCCAGCTCTCCCGGCGAGAAGCGCTTGTCTTGCATGTTGATCGCGTCAATCGAGTCCCCCAGCCCGATGATGTAGGCGTTCTCGTCGGCCATGACCGCGCCAATCGTCTCGCCGAGCAGGCCCTCCTGGCAGTTCCTATGCCCCACGTGCTCGTCGCCCAAGAACACCAGCCGGATGCGGGATGCCCACGGGATGTCCAGGTTGACCGTTCTCACTGCCCTACCTCGATGGAGTGCTCAGCGCAATACTCGTCCAGGCGCCCCTTGAGCGTCTTGTTCTCGCGGCTCACCTCGCTCACCCTGCGCTCCAGGCGCTCGGAGCGACGCACGAGCCCGTCGCGCTCCTCGCGTGTCACCCGCAACTCCTCGATGGTGCGGGTCAACTCGTCCACCGTCTGCTGGAGCCGCGCTTTGGTCGCATCCAACTCGACGCGCGTCACTTGCAGCTCGACGCTCGCCGCCGCCAGCCGGGCCCGCAGGTCGCCGATCTCGGCCCCCTGGCTGTCCACTAACGCCGTCAGGGTGTTGAGCCGCGCCGTCAGCCGGTCGCAAAACGCCTGCCAGTCGGCGCTGTCCACGCTGCGCTTGGCCGAGAGCCAACCGAACAGCGCTGTCGCCACCACGCCCAGCGTGCCGCCGCCCAGGATCGCCACGATGATCGTCGCCAGTTGACTCATCCTTACCCCCTCCTAGCACAGGCGCATCAGTAGATGCGGCGCATCAGTAGATGCGGCGCATCAGTAGATGCGGGCGATAGACCCAAAGTTGTAGAGAGCCCCGCCCCACAGCAGGCGGTCGCCGCCCTCATTGTGAAAGGCGATGACCTCAAAATAGTCGCCCGCCTGCATCTTGGCGACGTAGGCATGGGAGCGGCCCATGACCGCGCCGCTCACCGCTACCGTCCCTGGGAAGTTGTCCGATGTCCCGCCCAGGTAGGCCGCGCCGTTCTTGCGGAAAAAGATCGAGCTGCGGGCCATGTCGGTCGAGTGGTCCTTCGTCACCCAACTGGCGGCGATCAGGTAGACGCCCGCGCTGGGCGCCACCAACCGCGTCGGGGCGCCGATGTCCCAACAGCCCCCATCGTCGTGCGACTCGTGGCTCCACGAGATCGGGGTGATCGTGTTGTGGGCGATGGTCTGGTCGCTGGCGCGATAGACCGTGCAGCTGATCTCCTTCGAGGCGATGGCGCCGAGCAGCGCCCCGAAGCGGTGCTGCAAATCGCGCAGCGCCCTGTCCACCGACCCCAACGCCCCCGGCAAGGATAGCATCCCCTAGACCCCCAACAGCGTCGCCAGCGCGTCCACCCTGGCCGCCAGCCTCTTTGCCCATTCCGGCGCATCATCCGGCAGCGGCTTCTGTTCCGTCAGCGCCTCTCGCGCCTCCTCGTGTCGCATCGCCGTGGCGCGCTCCTGGCCCGTGGCCGTCACCCGCGCTCTCCGCACCCCTGGCCCCGCCCGCTTGGACGTCACGTCACCCATTGACCATCTCCTTGACGTTCCAGTCGTCGTCCTCTTTCCAGGCCAGCAGGTCGAGCATCGGCGCCTGCTGATTCGCGGCCTCCAGCCCATAGCCGATAAAGCCGTCGCTCACCACGATGCCGCCCTCGCGGTCGGCATAGACAAAGCGATCCTCGGCCTCCAGGTCGAGGGTGACGCTGGGCAGCATGACCACCACGCCGCCAAAGTCGGGCCAGCCGCCGCCCTCCACGACCAGACGATCCTTGTCGATCTCGATGCGGGCTGGCCGCTCATCCATGCTCAGGGCGATCTTGTGCTGAATCATCCCCTATACTCCTATCCCCAGCGCGCTGATGGTGTATGTTGCCGCCTTGCCGCCGTAAGCCGAGGCCATCGTCAGCGTCGCCCCCGTCGTGCTGCGAGCGCTGACATAGGTGTGATGGACGCCCAGGTTCTCCATGCTCGCCGTGGTGGTGTAGTAGGTCGTAGCCAGCACGATGCGGATGGTCGAGAAGGCGTTGTCCCAGGTGATCGAGACCGACTTGACCTCGCCCACCGTCCCCACGATGGTGACGTCGCCCTCTTTGCGCTCCAGACGCAGCTTCTCCTGCTTGGCGCCGACAAAGTAGACGCCCGTCCCCAGGCCGTGCTGCGCCGTCTGGCCCTCCTCGTGCGTCTTGAGAACGTCCAGATTGTCCTTGACATGCAGGTTCATCAGCGCGGCGGTGACCACCTCGCCCGCCACCCACGTCCTCGGCGTCGTCCAGGCCATAGTCCCCTCCTACCACATCAAGCGCGTTGTCTGCCCCAGCAGACCCTGCGCGGCGTTCCCCAGTATCCAGTAGCGGTTCGGGTCGTCTGGCGAGAGACGGAAAACCGCCTCCCTTTTGCCCGACTCCACGTCGAAGCGGAATTGCACCCCCTGCACGAGCACGTACTGCTCGATCACGGCCCCGCCCCCCGGCGGCGCGAAGACGATCCGCGCCTGCTCGTGAGGCCGCATAATCAGCGCGTGATACCAGGAGATGGTGTTGTCGTGGTCGCCCATCCCCATGCGGCTGATGCGCAGCAGCGGCTCCTTGTAGCGACCGAGCAACCAGTTCGCCATCTGCAGGGCGTCGTCGTCCGAGACCAGCGGGACGCTGCCCAACTGCAAGGTGCGCTTCCAGTAGGCGGACTGCGAGGCGACATCCCCAACCACCTGCTCCCAGCCGCCATCCCGCTCGACCCGCACCTCGTTGTAAATGAGGTCGTCGCCGTACTCGAACTCTAGCGTGTCATAGGCGGGATACGGATAGCCGAACCACAGGCCAGCCGCGCTGAGGTCGTTGACCCAGGTGTTCCTGTTCACGTACAGCGGCGGCCGCACGTTGGAGTGCCGGTTGTGAAACACGGCGCGCCCGTCCTCGTCGAAGAAGAACCAGCCGCCCTCCAGGGCTGCGACCTCCTGCAAGTGCTGCAAGGCCGACACGCCCTCCAGCCACTGCGCCATGACCTGGCTGATCCCGCCGTCAATCAGGCGCTCCCCGTTGGGCGCCAACTTGGTCGTCGTCCCCAGCACTCCGTTGGAGGCCGAGTCCAGCACCCAGGACGCCCCCACCGTCCAGCCCACCTCGTCCAGGACGCGGTTGATGCGCGCCCCCACGTCCTCCTCGGGGTAGTCGGTGTTCAGGTTCTGCATCGCTAGTATCTTGAAGCCGTCCACCGCTCGGACCTCGACCACCGCGCCCATTCCGCCCGTGTACTTGGGCGTCCAGGACTCGATAAAGCCGCTGAACATGCCGTGGGTGGCGGGCGAGTAGCCGTCCATCGTGGGATGCGATGCCGTCACCCGCAACCGTCGCAACGGCAGCAACTGCCCGTAGTGCGCCCCGCCGCTGTTGTGCGGGTCAAACTGCCGGTCGCCGTTGTCGAGCGCCAGAGAACACGTCCCCGCCTCGAAGCGATCCAGCTCGTTAGTGCGACCCCGCGTTATGTCGAGCACGCCACGCACCCTGTCGGTGACGTCCACCCAGGTAGGCGTCTCGGTCGGCCTGGTGCTGAGGGCGATCTCGACCGTGAGCGTGGGGCGCGTCATGCCAGCCCGACCCCGTTGTTGCTGCGCCCCTTTTGCAGCAGGATCTCCCTCACCCTCTGCGCCAGGTCGCGCTCGGTGATCACGCTGCCCTCGACGGTCACGTAGACATCGCCCACCCCAACGCTGGCCGCTTGAGCCCCGCCGCCGCCGCCGTTGGGTGCGATGCTCCCCGACATCCGGGGCACGAACAGTTCGGGCCCTTGCTCGCCCACAATGTAGGCCGAGCCCTTGCGGACGGGGCCACCCGACGCCATGCCTGGGAAAAGGCCAGTCAGCCAGTTGATGGCCGATGCAATTGCACCAGCCCCGGATACTGGGGGGGGAGCCCCCGCGTTCTGATAGACCGTCACGACGCGGTGTACCGTGAGAATCTCCGTCGGAATCTCGGCCAACTTGGCGACGATCTCGTTCACCCTGTTCTGGTACTCGCTCACGGCGTTCTGTATCGAGGTCGTCATGCTGCCGGACGTGTCGCCCACGAAGGCGTCCATCTGCCCCATGAGCGTCCGCACCTGCTCGTCGATCTGCAGGGCCGCCTTCGCCGCGTCGCCGCCCAAGCCGATCATCTCCTTGCGGTCGTTCAGAAGCCACTGATAGATCGCCTGGAGCCCCTTCTCCACCGCAGTCTGCCCCTCTTGGGCCACCTGTAGCTGCGTCTGATAGGTCGCCAGCATCTGGGACATGGCGACCTGGGCCCCCTGCAGAGAGTCGATCAGGGCCTGCTGCGTCACCAGCACGGACTCCTGCTTGGCGATCAGGGCCTCCAGCTCGCTGATCTCCAAAAGGGTCTGGGGAATGCCCAGCGCCGCCGTCTCGAAGGTCGTCTCGCCAGGGGGCGGGTTGACCATCGCCTGGAGCGCCGCCAACTGCTCGTCGTACCTGAGCGAGCGGATGGCCTGGAGTCGCTCCAGCATGCGCCGCAGGCCCTGCTCCGATTGCGGCATGGTCGCCAGAAACGCCTCGGCCCCCTCCGCCAGCATCGGGAACTGCGCCACGACCTGCGCCAGCGGCGCGCCGAGCGAACGGGCCAATCGCACCCGCGACAGGTGCCGCTCCAGGGCCGCGATCTGGCGGTCGATCTCGCCCATGCCCACCAGCCTCGGGCTGGCGAGGGCCTGCAACCGTTGCTTGGCTTCGTCGAGCCGCTTGTTCAAGCGTTCGAGCCGCTTCTGCATCTCGGCATACGCGTTCTGCGCGGCGTTGACCGCCTGCTGGTTGGCCTGGAGCGCCGCGTTCATGCCCGCGATCTGCGCCTGCCAGTGGGCCACCTGCGCCGCCGCCGCCCTGGTCGCCGGATGCACCGCCACCATCGCCGCCACCAACCGCGCCACCGGCATAGTGGCCGCGCTCGCGCTGTTCCCTAGCTCATCCACCTTCGACTTGGCCCCACCCAGGCCCGCGCCCGCCTGGTTCGCGGCGTCTCGGGTGTCCAGCATCTTGCCAAACAGCGCCCCCAGCCGTCCGAGCAGCCCGCCAGTGGCCTTGTCCGCCTTCGCCACCACCTCGCCCCAACTGCCCATGGCCTGGCCCGCCGACTTGATCGGGGTCTCGATCTTGGCCCAGCCGTTTGCCTGGTCGGTCAGGAGCTGCGCCGCCCGCTGAATGTCCTCGATGGACTTGAGGATGTTGTCGGCCCACTCGACCTTGCCCATGCCGCGCAGGGCTGACGCCACCACCCGCATCAAGGCCGTCACGCCCGTCGTGGCCGCGTCAACGATCCCCACCCAGGCCCGCGCCACGATCTGCTTCAACGCCTCCCAGGCCCCCTGCCAGTCGCCCCGCAAGAGGGCCAGGCCCAGGTCCAGGAAGCTGCCGATCTGCGCCAGGCCGCGCTGGAAGGTGCGCCCCAAAAAGTCCAGCATCCCCTTGACCACGGCTTTGACCGTCGCGCCATGCTGCTGCCAGAAGCCGACCATGTAGCCGACCGTCAGGCGGACGATCTCCTTGACCTTGGGCAACTGCGTCTCAAACCAGGAGACGATCTCACTCACGCCCCGCAGCAGCGTTTCCGAGATCTGCGGCCAGACCTGAGCCACCACGTCCCGGATGCCGCCAAAGTTCGATTTCCAGGCCGCGCTGAGCGCCACAATCGCCGCCGCCGCGATGCCCACCGGGCCGGTGAGGAAAGTCAGCGCCGCGCCAATGCCGCTGATGACCGGCGCGAGCACCACGCCCGCAGCGGCCAACGCCAGGAACTGGCCGATGGCCTCTTTTACGGGCGCGGGCATGGCGTCGATGACCGCAAAGAACGTCTCCAGCGCGAGACGGATGCGCGAGAGGGCGCCCTCCAGCGCGCCGCTGGACAGGGCCTGCTCCAACTTCTCCGCCATCGCCGTGAGGCGGTCGAAGATCGGGCGCCCAGCCTCCGCCGCCATCATCCTGAGCGAGTCCCCGATGTTGGACATCAAGCCGCCGAAGGTGCGCGACTGCTTCTCCATCAGGCCAGCAAAGTTCTCCTGACTGAACTTTCTGAACGCCGCGACCATCTTCTCGGCGGGGATGAGCCCCTTCTCGGACATGGCCATCGTCTCGCTGATGCTCTTGCCGATAAAGTCCGCCAGCGCGCCCCAGGCGTTGATGCCCATCTCGGACATCTGGCGCATGTCCTGGCCGTTGACCTTGCCCTTCGCCATCATCTGGCCGAGGGCCAGGGTGATGCGGTTGACCCCCTCCGTGCCCGCCGAGAGACCGGCGGAGACGTTGCCGATGTCCTCCAGGAGCGGCAGGATCTCCGAGGCCTCGAAACGCATCGCCATCAAGCGCCGCGCCGAGTCCTCGACGCCCTCGAAGGAGAACGGCGTCCGCTTGGCGAACTTGAACAGCTCCTCCATCATGTAGGAGGCTTTTTCCGCCGACCCGAGCATGGTCGTCCAGGCGATGCGCGACTGCTCCAGGTGCGAGTTGAAGCCGACGATGGCGTCACCGGCAGCCTTGATCGCGCCGGTGACGCCGCGAAAGACGGCCTGCCCCGCCGCGAAGCCGAGCGCCGTCTGGCCGATGCGCTGCATGTTCTGCTGGAAGCCGCCCAGGCGCGACTGCAAACGAGCGATGCCCGCCTCGGCCTCGCTCGTGTCCGCCCCGAACCTTACTTGCAGTCGCGCAACCTCTGCGCCCATGCCCTAGCCTTTCGCGGCCTTCCTTTGCCCTCGCTTACGGCGGTCCTCGGCGCCCTCCGCCTCGGCGGTCATGGCGACCAGGGCCCGGCTGCGCCACTCCAGCGACACGGCCTCCAGCTCCCACGGGGACACCCCCAGATAGCGCCCCGCGCAGATCGTCAGGTACCACTCTGGCGGCTTGCCAAACTGCCCGTCCGTGGCGATCCAGCGGCGGATTTCCCGCCGCTCCTCGCTTTTGGGCTCATCTCCTCAAAGATGTCCCAGGCGACCTGATTGAGTATCTCCAGCGGCACCGTCACCAGGCGCTCGGCGTCGGTGGGAATAGGAACGCCCGCGTCGTCGGTGATGTCCCACGACACCAGCGCCTCAGCAAGCAACTCCAGGTAGCCCCCATGATCCTTGGGGTCCAGCCCCTGCAACCTGACCTGCCACTCGGTCGTGATCGCGGCGGGCCGAAAGACGACGTTGATCTCGAACTCCTCGTACTGGACCTGCATCTTGCGCTGCTGGCCCATCATGGCGAGTTTCGGCATGGCGCTCCCCTCTCTGCTACTCGGTTACTGCCCCGCAACTACAACGCGGCCAGCGTGTTGGTGACCTCCACCTGCATGGCCTTGCCCCAGGCCACGTCCTGCACCACCGCGAAGGAGAGGCCGTAGGCGTAGACCCCATCCGCATCCTCGAACGGCTCGACGTCCTGCACCTTCACCGCCAGGTCGATGGTCGCCTTGTAGGGGTAGGCGCCCTCGATGATCGCGCCCGTGGCCTCGATGCGCGCGAACCGCGTCGCCCCGGTGCGCATGACCGCGACCAGCCCCATGCCGGTCGCGTCCGCCTCCAGGGTCAGATTGAGCGTGGCCTCGATGGCGTTCTCGACGTGGGCCGCGAAGCCGCTTACGGCGCTGTTCAGCGCCCACACTGGCCCGAGACGGTTGGGGATGCTCACCTCGGCGCTGAACACCCGCGTCAACTTGGTCCCGCCCAGGCTGCCGTACGCGGTGTCCATGTAGATGTCCACCATCGTCGGCATGACCGGCACGGCGGCGATCTGCGTCAGGGCCACGCCCTTGACCGTCTCGGTGATCGTCGTGCTCGGGCCAGTGCCGCCCGTGAAACTGTTGGTCGTGGTGATGGCCGGGACGTCGGTCTGCCTGAGGGCGCCCCTGAACTCGATGGCCACCGCCGTCCCCGGCAGTGGCCCGCCCGCGCAAGCCACGTTGCCCGCGCCGATGTTGGACAGGGCCTCCATCGCCGCCTGGACCGCCGCCGCCGCCGCGTTGTAGGCGATGGCGCCCGTGGTCTGGCCGGAGTAGGTGATGGTGAAAGACCCGCCCGTGGGGGAGCCCGTGATCGCCAGGGTCTGGATTTCGTTGCCCGACTTGGTGATCCCCGTGGCCACCGCCCGACCGAGCATCTCGCCCGAGATTTCACAGGCGTCGCGCGTGAACGCCAGGGTCAAGTCATTCACGATGCCGTAGGCGAAACGCTCGGCCTGAGCATAGTCCCCGTACTCGACGCTGAAGGTCTTGACGGTGTCGCCCAGGGCGTGCTGCGGCGCGAAGGTCCACTTGTAGGCCGCCGCACCGCCCTGCTGCACCGGCGTGGCCTGACAGAGCACCCCGCTCAGGAGATAGACGAGATCGGAGAAGCTCATCTGCCCCGACAGGCCCGCGCCCGCCCACTCCTTGTTCAGCGACGCCAACGTGCTGAACTTGACGCCCGCCGGTCGGAAGGCGGTGACCTCGGTGTGAATGGCAGGCTCGAAACTGGTCGCCTGCAACTGCTTGGTGGCCGCGACCGCCGTCCCCGGCGTGGCCTCCACCCCGATCTGGGTCGACTGCAAAACAGTGGTGCGCTCCGTCATGGCTATGCCCCCTTACCCCTGGACATGGATCGCGTAGTACCCGCCGCGCTCCCGCGACTCCTGGCCGTTCACGGCGCCGACCGACTGAAAGGGCCGCGTCCGCACACAGGCCAGCACCGCTCCCGAACTCCGCTTGTGTAACGCTGTATCGATGGCTGCGGCCATGGCCTCGACGTCGGCATAGTCCCGCGTCACCCCTATGGCCCTGACGAGATACTCAATGGTTGTCATAATCCTCGCGCCGTTCACGGTCCGCACGTCCGAGGCCCGCAGGACATGGTAGACCACCAGGGGCGTGGTGACGGCGCTCGGCCCGGGGCCGTTCCTCACCTTGCCCGCGAGGGCGGCCTGGGCGTTCAACTGCGCGTAAACCCAGGCGTCGGCGGTCGCCAATTCCGTGCTCACCGCGCCGCCCTCTCCACCGCGTCGGCCATGCGACTGAGGAACCTCGGTCGGACTTGCTCGGCGGCGGGCTCCAGGTGAGGCCGCGGCTCGATGTCGTCCGTGCCCTGCTCCAGGTACAGGCCGTATCCGTCCTCGACGAGATAGACCTCGGCGCCGCTCTGCCGGACGTCGACCGAGGCGAACAGTCGTCCCGTGTCGATAGCCGGAGCCTCGCCAGGGGCCGATGCCTGATGATCGCCGTAGGTGGCGCCCGACTTGGGGCCCTGCATCTCCTGGCGCGCGATCTGGGCCGCTTCCTCGGCGGCATCCAACGCGGCCTGCCGCGCGAGGCGCCGCAACTTGGCCCCCATGCTGGGCAGGTTGTTGTGGATCACCCTGACGCTGAACGATCTCATCCGATCTCCACCCCCATCACGATCCGCGCCATCTCAAACGACCGGCCGCCCAGATCGCCCACGATCTCGATCTGGCGTAAGCCCGACCCTGGGCCACCCACCGTGAGGCGATCCCCCACCTTGACCGCCGTGCCGTACGGCAGCAGCACCCGCCACATCGTCCGCCCCACGAAACGCCCGGCAAACTCGACCTCCTGCGCGCTCCCGCCAGGGGCGGTCAGACGGCAGGCGACCACGCTCGACGCCGTGGATGGCGACTGCCCGCTGGCCGAGGCCGCGTAGGTCGTCGTGTACAGCGTCCCCGACAGGTCGAGCATCTTGGTGAACGCATCGCGCACATGGCTAGTCAGCGACGGGCTTGGACCGGGCACTTATCCCCCATAACTCAGGCGCAGGCGGCGCAGGATGCGGGCGGCCTCGGCCTCCCACTCCGGCGCCTGATACTGGAACTCGCCGCCCAGGTTCTCGGAGCGCATCGCCGTCCGCTCCAGGGCCAGGCGCACCAGGTCAACGATCACGCCCCGACGGAGCGCGTTGTCGTCGGCGGGCGTGTAGGCCACGGTGACCACCTCGCCCCAGGTCGCGCCCCGTGGCAGGCGTTGCAAACGACCCTGACCGGCCCACAGACGGTAGCCCGTGGCGGCCAGGGTCGCGCCATCCTCGATCACGCTGGAGACGCTGGCTATCTGCCGGCAGAGGAACAGGTCGCTGTATCCGCTGCCCTCCAGCGTCTCCGAGACCGTCTTGCCGCTCGCGTAGTGCGCCCCAAAGCGAGCGATGATCTCGGCCTCGACGCGCTCGATCACCTCATAGAGCTCGGCGTCGCTGAGCCCCGTCCGCACCACGAGCTTGACCTCGCCCGCCGTCACCAGTGTCATATCCCCCTCCCGTGGTCGGCCATGCGGGTCAAGCAGAATCACGCTACTACGGCGTACCCTCAGCGGGCGAGATGTGGAACTCGCCAGCGGGCTGCGTGACCGGCGCGATCATCGGGTTGTACAGCTCCGCGATGATGCAGACGCCCATCTTGACCGTGACATCGGGCACAGTCACCACGCAGCGCACAAAGCGCTTGAGCGGCTCCTTGATGTCCAGCACCGCGACCTTCTTGACCGTCACGCTCGACGCCACGGTGACGGCGGTGCCCGCCAGGTTCGCCGCCGACCCCATGCCGGTCGCCGCGTCCTGCTGGGCCTTGATGGTGAAGCTGGCGACCTCGCCCTCCTCCACCACGACGATGAACTTGACGCCCTGGTAGCCCTGCATGTCCACCTCGGCGCCGGTGACGGTCTCGTTGTCGCAGGCGCTCTTGATCGCGCAGAGCTGCGTCAAGACGTCATGGTATCCACTCTGAATCATCGGAACCCTCCTCTCCGCATCCCGTGCGGCATGTGCAGCCTGGGGGCCTTCGCCCCCAGGCTAGTTAGTCAATCATTACGCCTTGATCTTGAGCAGGCAGAAGGCTTCGGGAAGCACGACCTGCCCGTCGCACTCCTTGCGCCCGATGTACCCCGTCTGGTTGGTCTCGGCGTACAGCTCGTCCAGGCGCTGAATGGTCATTTGCAGCGCGTCCACGATCCAGTAGTTGGAAAAGTCCCCGATGATCGCGGCGTAGCCGTTGGCTTCCCAGGCGTCGGTCGAGGAGTTCAGGGCGTCGTCCCACTGGTCGCTGAACTCGTAGGGCACGTCCACGATCTGCGAGGGGCTGCCGATCTGGAGCCCCGGCTGCCACATGTACTCGCCGGTGCCAGCGGCCTTGAGGGTGCGAACCTTGCGGATGAAGGCGCGGTTGCACAGGATGCGCGCGTTGGCGGCGTAGGCGGCGGGCAGCTTGTAGACCCAGTTGATGACGTCATCGCTCGTCACGGTCGTCGCGGCTGCCGTGGGGTGCGCGGGGATGCCGGATGCCGGCGCGAGCAACCCGAGGGGCTGACTCAGGCCGGTGCCGTTGATGAAGGCGTGCTCCTCAGGGATGCCGAACTTGTACGCCATCTCGTCGCGCACCCAGGCCTCGATGTCGAAGGTCGGCGTCCGCATCAGGGTGTTGGAGACCTTGATGCGCTTCGCCAGCGGGTGCGGCGTGAGGCGGCGGTTGCCGAAGGGCTTGACCGTATCCTCGATGCCGGTCAGTCCCTCGCTAGTCCAGGTGGCGTCGCTCAGGCGGCTGTCCTGGGTCGGGGCAATCACCGAGCCGGACGGCACGGGCGGCAGGACGCGGCAGATACGGCGCATGGCGCTCACCTGCCGCGAGGCCACCAGCAGGACGTTCAGGAAAGTGTCCCGCACGAGATACCCGCCAGCCGGGCCCTCGCCAGCGGCCAGGGCCTTCTCCTCGGTCGGGGCCAGCCCCTTCTTGCCCGAAACGAGGTACGAGATGAAGGCATCGTGGTACTCGCGGTAGGGCTCGGGGTCCAGGCCAGCAGCGAAAGCCTTGCCGAAGAACGGGCTGAGGGCGCGCAACATCTTGGCCTGGGCGTCCGGCACAGCCACCGGCGGCGTGGCGTTGGCGCTGTATACAGCGCCGGCGACAGGCCCCTTACGCAGGGCCTCCATGGCCGCCTGGTCCAGGGCGCCGCGCAGCGCGCCGACGCGTTCCAGGCGCTTAGCCTCGACGGTCAGCCGCTCCACGTCGTCCAGCAGGGCGTCCACCTGCCCCTGCCCCTCGGGCGTGATCTCGCCCTCGTCCATGATGCCCACCGCCTGCTTGTGGGCGGCGTTCGCCTGGTCGTACAGGCGCTTGATCTCCAGAGCGCTCATCGTCAACCTCCCTTTCACTCGATTCGTTTGAGAGCGAGCGCCAGGCTGTTCGCCCGCGTCCGCAACACACCCAACGCTTCCCCAGTTACCCGCTCAATGACCGGCTCTGGGGCCACATCCTCAATGAGGGGCTCGGCTTCTGCCGTCAGAACTTCCTCGGTCGGCGCCTCCTGCACCAGATCGAGCAGGCCCTTGATCTGGCCCACGACGCCATCCCGCGCTTCCCCACTGAGGGCCTTGACGGCCCCGCCGGAGGTGAGGGCGCCGAGCAAGCCCGTGAGGGTGTCCAGCAGGACTGCCTCCCCGACCATCTTGCGAGCAGGATCCCCGATCATCCCCAGGGCGCTCTTGACGGCATGGATCGCCGTGGCGGGGTTCATGCCCAACGGGACGGGGCTCACCTCGTACAGGTCTACGTCGTACAGATGACGGATCGGCCAATCCTTTCCCTCGGCGCGCTCGTACTCCCAGCGCACCGGCACGTAGCCGATGCTGCCCTCTGCCAGGGCGCCATCGCGCATCAACACCCATGCCTCATGTCCCCAAAAACCGTCCATCGTGCAGCGCCCCTCGACCCACAGACCGAACTCGTCCTCACGGCACACGGGGTTCGGGCCGATGATCTTGGCCCAGTCGTGGGCGAAAAACGCCTTGATCTTGGCGCCGCGCCGCTGCAGGGTGCGGGCAAAGGCGCCAGAGTGGATCACGTCGTCGCCCAGGTCCACCACGTCAAAGACGGAAAAGTAGCCCTCGTAGCGGCCCTCCTCGGCTTTGGCCTTCAACTGCACGCCCGTGGGCCGGAACACGACCATCTCGCGAGCCACGTGAGCCACGTCTCCCACCGTCACCTCCTGGAAAAAAGAGAGCGCCAAGCGCGACGTCGTGCCACGGGACGTGGCCTGTCACGGCTTGGCGCTCTAGGCGCTCTCGGTCAGCACATGCATTGTAGCATACAATCGCTAACTTGTCAACATCCCTAGGGTCTGCCTCGGGCTTGCAGCCCAGAGCAATCCTTCATACCGACTCCTACATGCTGTCGTCTGGCATTGTAGAAGCACGGCCAACGGCAAGCCATCGCAAGATACTGAGTGGTGTTGGCAAGCCCGAGCAGGCCGGGGCGGTAGAACTCCTCGTCATCGGTGCGGTGGCTGCGTTCAACACGGCCGTTGTAGCCTTTGCGTCCCATCGGGTAGCGGCTGAGGTCGCTCTGTAGAGGGTGCAGGAAGCACGCGGCGAGGCGGGCGTGTTCACCGAGCTCACCGATCCCCCAGGAGGCCTGACTCAAGATCCGAACATTTGATCTGGGGAATTCCATCCAAGCGAAAATGGGGATTCTTCACTGGCTATTGCCACTAGCGGCCGTCGGTCATCGAGAGGTGGCTCGGCTCGGTCATGTTACCCGTCATGGACTCCAGATATTGGCGCGGCTGGCCAGTCTGGCCCCGGGACAGCGTCACTAGGTCGAGACCGTCCACATCAGGCGGTGGGGCGCCGCCATGCCCCTGCAGAGCCGCCCCTTTTCCTGGCCTTACTCGTTCCCCGGATACAGGTTGCGGACATAACCCCATCCCTCTGGTTCGGGACAAAAGTCGCTCAAGCGGGCATCTGTGGGGAAGGGAAGGTCGCCCTCGCTGCACAGCCACGCCATCAGTTTGGGATCGGTGCCGCGCCGCTCCATCTCGTCCAGCGCCTCGGCCCGCATCGTCTCGACGATGTCGGGATGATCCTGTTGGACGTTCTCCAGCGTACCCATACGCGTCAGGAGGCAATCCTCGGGCTTGAGAGCGCATTCGAGATACCACTCGCGATCAAAGGCGGTATAGAGGATGCCCTCCTGATTGCTCGACCACTGCTGGGCCGAGCGGCTGGCCACCACCAGGTCGCGCGGCGTGCGCTGGCCCTGCTGCGCCAGCGAGAGCACGTCGTAGGAACCGAACCCCTCGCCCGCGGGCATGGGGACGTTGGCGATCCTCAGCAGCGTGGCAAAGACGTCCTGCGGCTGCACCAGCAGGTCGCTGCGACCGCTGCCGCCGCCCGGCACGCAGACCATAAAGGGCGTGTGAGCCTCCTGCTCGCGCACGGGATACCCTTTGCCGAACCTGCCCCGCTCGCCGACGTTGGTGCCGTGGTCGGCGGTCAGCAAGATGGCTGTGTTCCTGTCCAGGCCGGTGGCCTCCAGCGCGTCGAGGAATCTGCCGAACCAGTGATCCACCCAGCTGACCTTGGCGGCATACTGGGCGGCGATGTGTCGGCAGGTCTCCTCGTCCAGGTGCGGCGCATTGCGGCCCACAAAGGAGCGTGGATCGAGCCGCCCATCATAACCCTCGCGCCGGTCATACAGTTTCATGAACTCGGGCGGCGTATCCCAGGGTTCGTGGGGATCGAAACAGTCGATCCAGAGGAAAAAGTTGTCGCGTGTGGCATTGTCCTCCAAGAACTCGGCGGCGGTGAGGAACAACTGGGCGGCGTTCCAATCCTCATGCTGCTTGCGCTTGCGGTTGGCGCGGGCATAGGTCGGGATGACGTGGTTGTCCATCAGCTCGTGATCGCTCACAAAGTCATAGGTGGGGTCGCGCGTCCAGTTCTCCGGCCATTCGCTGCGGGCGTCGATCCAGGGGCGATCCACCTCCGCCCCCCGGATAAAGCTCCAGGCGTGAAAGGGGGCGTCGAAATGGGTGGCGCCGTTGGCCATGTGGGGCGTGTCGTGGATCAACTGCGTGGCATAGCCCGCCTCGGCCAGCACGCGGGGCAGCGTCACCACATCGAACGGGAGGGGCCCCCACTTGTGGAAGGGCCGCCCATACCGGCCGGTGATGACATCGTTACGATGGGGAATGGTGGGATAGGCATTGTTGAAACTGTAGTCGAACACCCAGGAGCGCGACGCCAGCCGATCCATGTTGGGGGTCTGGATCCAGTCGTTGCCGTTGGCGCTGATATAGTCATAGCGCAGCGTGTCAATGATCACCAGAACGAGATTCAT